GTACGCGAACTTTGCCTCGTTTAACCGCAAAGGTATTGCTCGCCTCACCAGCATCAACAACTAATCTCACAAGGATTAGTGCAAACCGCCCTTCGGGGCGGTTTTTGTTTGTGTGAGGCTTGACGATGGTTACAGATAGTTGTAAAATACCTCAATGATTGGACAAAAGACAACGCGAATGGACTACCCAACTTTCATAACGAGATCGTTAGAAAGGTTTGGGGATGTATTTACATACAACGAAGATGAATACGTTGATGCTAGGTCGCGGCTTACTATCGTCTGTAAGCTGTGTAACCACATCTTTGAACGCCAAGCTAGTAATCACCTAAGTAAAGAGTGTTGCCCGAATTGCCGCAAGATTCAAAAGCACAGTAATGTTTATATGGGGCGACCTGTAAATCACAACACAGTGTTTGAAAACGAGTACAGGGAACGCATAACTCAAAAGCATGGAGATAGGTTTGACCTAAATTTAACAGAGTATAAAGGCTGGGAGAATAAAACGTACTTCTTCTGCAAGACTCACGGTAGGTTTGAACTTAGACCTAAGAAACTATATCAGTCCGACCACGGTTGTCAGGAGTGTGCTAAAGAGTTTGTAAGACTTATGAAGGTTAAGCCGCGCGAACAGTTTATAGAAGAGTCTGTTGAACAGCACGGCGACAAGTACGACTATGCCGCAATGATGTATACCAACGATTCAGGTTATATTACATTAAAATGTAAGGTTCACGATTTGGAATTTGAACAAGAGGCAGGTTCGCATTTAACTGGGTGTGAAGGGTGCCCAAAATGCAAGAAGTTTGGGTCTGCTGAAAACGAACTCAGAACCTTCGTAGAGTCGTTAGGTTTCGTAACAACCAAAGACCGAACAATACTTGAGGGTAAGGAGATAGATGTTTATGTTCCAGAGAAGAATATAGGCTTTGAGTTCAACGGCCTATACTGGCACTCTGACGCTTGGCCTGATGCAATACATAGGCACGAACACAAGACTAACTTAGCCGCATCCAAAGGTGTCTCAATTAAGCATGTATTTGAGGATGATTGGCGAGATAAGCAAGACCTTGTAAAGAGTTATATCAAGCAGTCTTTGGGTATGATTGAGAAACGTGTGTTTGCTAGGAAATGTAAGGTGGTCGAAATAGACCCAAAGAAAGCTAACGAGTTCTTGAACAAAAACCACATTCAGGGCAAATCTGGGTCGCAGATTCATCTAGCACTAATGCACGGCGAAGATGTGGTTGCGGTTATGCAGTTCTCATCCAACACTTCTAACAGGGGTGTGATTGTCGAAGGCACTTACGAATTGACAAGATACGCAACATCGTGTTCAGTGGTCGGCGGTGCGTCTAAGATATTCAACTACTTCAAGAACAAGTATAACCCAAAACAGGTTTTCAGCTTTTCAGATAAAAGTTGGTTCTCTGGTGGGATGTATGAAGCGTTGGGTTTTGTTAAGGTCGCTGAACTTGCACCAGATTACAAGGTGATCGACAGAGATACACGAAAGCACAAATCTTTGTTTCGCAGAAGTAATCTACAATCACGGTTTGGTGACAGGTTTGATTCAACTCTCAGCGAGCGTGAAAACTGCCACAAATTAGGCTTGTATAGGATTTATGATTGTGGTAAGATTAAGTGGTTATGGACTAGTAATTAACTGTTGACTTAGACGAATTTGTGAAATATAATAGCGGCACTAACTAACCGAAGGAGATCGAAATGACTACATTCACAACACTACCCTATCGCAGTACATCAACACGACTAGCGTCATCGTGTAGCATTGATACCATCTGCCCAACTTGTTTCGGAGAAGAAGTCGGCACAGATTTTGATGGTGAAAAGATGTTAGGTTATTATGACGCTGACGGGCGACTTGTTGCTGCTATCTGTTATGATGAGAACTTGAACGACGACAGGTTTGGACTAGACGAGTTTGAGATCAACGAGGTGATCGTGAATTGTTGTGGTCATCGCAAACTGTCCGAAATACTTAAAGAGATGTTTGAATTTATCCACGAAGAACACGATTCTTTTAAGGCTGACTTCAACATCGATGTTCATGAGGACGACACTTCAGTTATGTTTGTGCAAGAGTTCGCGGAGTTTCATACTTACCAAGACAAGCAAATGTATTTCACATACACAATCTAAAACTCTTTGGAGCCTAAATGAAACTCTTCAATTACCAATGCACCCAATGCGACAACCTAATCGAAAAATTCGTAAAGACCCACGACGAGGTTGTAACCTGCCCTAAGTGCGAACACACAATGGAAAAGCGCCTGACCATGCCAGCATTCATCTTGAAAGGAATCGGCGTGTACAGCAATGGAACCTTCGCAAAGGCTAAAGACGGCCCGAAGCTCGATCAGGATTTACTGCGACTCTCAGATCGTGATCTCAACATCGCGTGCGGACTCCCGCCTGACTGCGCGTAACCACTTGACAGTTCTTAAAATCTATGCTACAACCAAAAATCCACGATAGGAGGGCTTAATTATGCCGCGCGTCCAATTTAATGTAGAATCCAATGCCGAAATCAAATCAGCTTATGGTTATGCTGTCGAAGTCACTAAGGATGGTGTATTCGGTGAAGTCCCTGAAGAACTTGTAGCCTCCGAAGCCGCTGCGGGTCGCATTAAGGTTCCTGAATCTAAGAAGCCTGAAGCCAAACCGCAATTCAAGAAGGACGAAGAATAATGCCTCGTGTTCAATTTAATACAACTGTCCCATACGATGTTAAGACCGCTTGGGGTTACGCAATCGAAGTCACCGACGAAGGTGTGTTCGGTGACGTTCCTGATGAACTCCTGCAACTTGAACTTGATGCAGGTCGCGTAAAGCGGATCGAAGTCAAGCCGGGTGTCAAGACTGAAATTAAGGTGACTGAAGAAGTTGAGTTGCCTAAAGAGACTACTCCTCAAGACGTGATTGAGAACGGCACTGGTAAGCGTCGTGGTCGTCCTGCTAAGGATAATGGTCTAGCTGAAATGTTTGGTGAATAATCATGGCCTGCAAGAAGGGTAAGAAAGGTGGAGGTAAGTGGAAATGATTGAAAATTATCAAATGCCGCGATATGTGCAGCCATCCGGCGCAACAATCGCCCTAGACCTCCTAGCAACTGCCACAACTAGCACAGGTTCCCTGACTGGCGGCGTCTATCACATTGCGAACAGTTCTTGGTGTCACTTCACATTTGACGCAGCCTATAAGATTCAGACGATTGCTGTTACACCTACAGAGGCCGCAACCTATACACTTACTGTTGGTGCTCTTGTATTGACCTCGGCTGCGTTGGGGGCTTCTCCGACACTTGGCGATCTGGTTACTTCACTCCAAGCAGATATTGATTATGCTGGTGGTGCGGTTACTATTGTAGCTAATGCAACGGGTATTACGGTTACTTGGAAGGCCCTCGGGACTCAAGCAGCCAATGCAGTTATGACTGATGACGCTGCTGGTGTCTACAGTACTGTCACAGTTGTGCTGGGTGGTGCAGCGGCTACTGTAGCCGACGCGATGCTTGCTGCTGGCGAACGTCAGATCGTTATTCCTAACGATGTTTATTTCAGCGCAATTAAGAGTACAAGCCAAACTGATGGTGTTATACGCATTACAAAATGTGAGTAGTCTAACCACTTGACAACCTAAGTAATTTATGATAAGACCTCCGGTAACAATAGGAGGTCTTTGATTATGCCCTACAGCCGTGTACAACAGTACGAAAACCTGAATAACGTTCGGGCGAAGGCCCTTGAGATCGCACTGTTCTCGACCAACCCTGGTGCAAGTGGTGCAGGTACAGAACTGACAGCCAGTGGAGGTTACACTAGGCAGTCTATCACTTTCGCGGCACCCCAAGTCGGTGGTGGTGGCGCTTACATCGCTAATGACACGCTGATAAATTTTGGTGCATCTTCAGGTGACTACTCTGCACCTATCAGTCATTGGGCTATCTATGCGTCTGGTGGTCTAGTGTCCTATGGTGTATTTCAAGAACTAGGAGTCGATTCGACACGAACTATTCGTACAGGTGATGCTTTCCGTATTGCTATCGGTACTATCATTATCCGCGAACGTGATTAGTCATGTGGTCGTGGATCCCCCCAACCACTCCAATAGACCCTAGCGGAAGCAGCGTTGTTGGTGGAGTTGTTTATTCGTTAGGTGGTGTAAGTGACTGCTATCTTGATTGTGTTTCAGGACATGAGGTTTATCTAACGCTTTCAGGACTGTCTGAGTGTTACACAGACTGCTTAGGTGATATTAGCGGTTATGGGACTCGTGAAGGGTCTAGCGAGAATATAACAGACTGTGTATGCGACGTAGGCAATGGTCTAACTGTCCGCAAAGGGACTTCTGAAGTCCGTAACACCAACCTATTGGAGTTCCAAGGTAACTTGACATTTAGCGGTAGTTATGGTAAAGCTTTGGTGAATATTCTTGCAGGTTCAGGAGACGCCGAATTGACTTACGCAACCCGCATCGACTTTGTTGATTCGACCACCATGTATAAAGGTGAGGCTGCTGTTGGTGCGGCTGACGGTGACGCTTCTTGGCGTATTTCCAAGTACGTGTTTAGTGCTGATGGTGATACTTCGATTACTTGGGGTTCCGGGAACGACACATTTGATAAGGTCTGGAACAATCGTGCCAGCCTGAGTTATTCTTAAAGGAGCAATATAATGTCAATGTCAAACGCATCTGAAACCAACCTGCTTCTCCTGCTGTTCAACAACGTCGATTGGGCAAACGTCGGTGATGCTGGTGGCTTGCAGAACTCGGCAACTGCCGGATCGTTCTACGTTGCGCTGCATTCGTCTGACCCTGCCGATGCTGGCGATCAGACCACCAACGAGATCGGCTACACCGGATATGCCCGTGTTGCTGTTGCCCGTTCCGGTGCTGGCTTTACGGTATCAGGCGCACAGGTGAGCAATGCTGCAACTGTCCAGTTTGGCGAATGTACCGCAGGGTCTGCTTCCGCTTCGCACTTCTCTGTTGGCCTCGCTCCGTCTGGTGCTGGTGACATTCTCTATTCTGGTTCGCTGTCGGCAACCCGTTCAATCAGTTCCGGCATCACGCCTCTGTTCAACACTGGCGCGTTACAGGGTACGGTTGACTGATGTTTGTCTATCGCTGCCAACATTGCTTTGTGGAACTCGGTGAGGTTATTCCCGACGAGCCGGTTCCGCATTGCATTGATCATCCAGACGGTATGGTGGAGATAGTCGAGAATGCCGATACGCAACCTGACTGACACCAACGCCGCATACGACGAAGGTCGTTACCACATCCAGCGTTTCTACAAGGCGGCTAATGTCACCTCTGGGGATACGCGCTGGCACGATTGGGCGTTTGCGTCTGGGCAACCTGCCTATGATGCGCGGATTGGTGTAGCCAACCAGTTCAACCCCATCATTGCTACCAAGAACGACGCTATCTGGTTTCCTGACATTCCATCAGATCAGGAGCGCAGACTCAAGCGCATCGTCCTGCGTACTCAAGCAAGCGGTACAAACCAAGTCACTACTGACGCGCTGCTATACGATCTGGTTGGGGTGTATCCGCTGATTGACGGTGACAACACTGACCTACAGGAATTCACCAACGCAGACCCGCTGCCGCGCTATTCCGATGGTGTTGGCGTCATTCCTGTGCTGGTCAATCACGTTGCACCGATGGTTGCGTCTTGTGCTGGAACCTACACCTACACTGATTCGGAAGATGTGCAACGCACTAGCCCGATGGGGGTGTCTCTGGGTGGTGCGGGGAATGTGGTTTCTGGATGGAATGCCACAACGTCATTCGGTTCGCTATCACTACCGACTAACGGTGGTCGCGGTGTCAAGGCGATCAACTCGATTCAATTCACCACTGCTCCCGGTGGGTTGTTTGCCATCTACATGATCCGTCCGATCACCACGATTCAGAACTGTGACGGCGCACTAACAGCAGAGAAGATTCCAACCGAGAAGTTTCTTGCCATCAATCACGCATGGCACTATCCGCGTATCCGTGATGGAGCGCATCTAGGCTTTTTCCTACGACCAAACGGAGGCTCACGCACCTTCTCCTCGGTCTATGGCTATCTTGAATTTATCTGGGGGTAACGAACATGGCAATTCAGTCGATTGACAATCTCATCAACGCAATCAGCGGCGGCAAGACGGTACGTTACGATTGGAACAAGATCACGGGTGCTGCCGCTTATACGGCTGGTCGTTGGTACGACATGGCCTCGCTTAACGGTTCGCCTGTTGCTACGGCTTATCCCGGCACTGCGCTGGCATGGCAGACCTGCACAGAATCCACTGGCGACGGAACCAACGCTTTCGGTATCCAGCACGGTGGCGACGTATCGACTGACCTCAAGCACTTGTTGAATATGGCCGCATGGGGTACGGTGGCAACGGCTGTTCCTTCGACACTGATGTTGGTGGACGTACAGGGCTATTACCCCGGCATTAACATGAACACCTTGTCTGCACAAACACTGACCGGCACTCCGACATTGCGTTACACAGACGGGGTCGGCCTTCGTGCATTCCTTGTTGCTCGCGCTACGACTGGCGGTACAGCACACAACATTGCCTACAACTACAACAACCAAGCAGCAGCAGCTAAGACCAACCCTGTCACGGTTGCTGCCACTGCTGCCGCCATTGTTCCACACATCATTCACTCAGGTCTTGCAGCGAACAACTATGGCCCATTCCTGCCGCTGGCATCTGGTGACACAGGCATTCAGAAGTTCAACACCATCACCCTGTCTGCTGCTTCTGGTACTGCCTCAACTGCTGCTCTGGTGTTGGTCAAACCACTCGCCCAAATCACCATTGGCATTGCTGGTCTGATGACGGAAAAAGACTTGCTTAACCAGATTCCGTCGATGCCACAGATTAAGGACGGTGCTTGCCTCACTTGGATTCTTGGTGCGGGAGCAGCAACGGCAGCAAACACAACCTTCGCAGGTCAGACGGAATTCGTCTGGGGCTGATGGCAACCTACCCTAACAACTGGCGCACAGGGGTTGGGTTCAACCCCAACTACACCTACTTTGGGGTGATGCCCTACTTCGTCTATAACGCGGAGATTGGCACTGGCGCAGGTAGTCGGTTGAATTGGCAGATCGGGGATCAGGGTGGCGGGTTCAAGCGCACTGCGTCTGCTCCTGATGGGTATGGAATGCAGACCCCGTTCCCTCCGGTCAAGGCTGGCTCGATCAGCGCATGGAACAACTGCATCGGATCGCTCACCATGACCGGCAACATGCTGCAAGGTGGGCCAATGGAAGGCACTGCGCCTGTTGTTGAACTGACAGGGGAATCTGGCCTATCTCTGGTTGTCAGTATGTCGGGAAGTGCTGCCGTCGCCACACTCACCGGAAACAGCATGGTGCTGCGCCTCACAGTGGGGCTGAGTGGCAGCGGATCATTTCAGCTTACAGGCGAAAACAACCTCGCACTGATCGTACCGTTTGAAGGTGCTGGCAGTGTGATGACGATGGGTGTCGGTGCAACTGATCTGCGCGGTCTGTTGTCGATGGAGGGTGAGTGGACTCCGTTTACTGAGTTAAGTCCTGAAGGTCTTGCCGCTGCTGTGTGGAATTCACTTGTCAGCCAGTACGGAGATGCTGGGACAATGGGCAATGCGCTTGGTCTTGCCTCATCTGGTGGTGTGGATTACAACTTGCTGGCGCAAGCCGTGTGGGAATACGTCAGCCGCACACTCACATCCGGTGGCGGTGCTGCGCCAGAGCAGGTTGCCGCCGCCATCCTCGCCGCTGCACAGGTGACACCTATCCACAGCGATGTTCAGAACACTCAGGATGTATCAGACACAATCCTAGCAGATTCCCGTACTCTGACAACATCGAAGTTCATGGGGCTTAAGTGACCGATTTGACTCGTTACCTCGTTCAAGCGACTTGACAACGTAACCTATTTGTGGTAGATACATAATACCACAAACCTATCGCGGAGTTCTTCATGTCACCTACTGACCCCAACACACTAATCCTTGTCGGTGGCGGGCTTCCAGTTCTTATCACGTTCATTCTATGGGCTATGCGTCGTGGTTGGAGCCAAGTAGCGGGTATCGGCGTTGACGGGCATAAGAACGACGCTGAGAATGCGAAGATTGCCGCCGATAAAGCCGTCTACGAAACGCTTACAGCATCAATCACTCGTATGGGTGATGACATCCGTCAGATCAAAATAGACCACCGCGAAGAGAAGCAAGAACTAGAAAAACGTATTACCGAACTTGAGGAAAAGGTTCAAAAACTTACAGTTCATATTGGCACCGTCCGTCGCCACGCGCTTAATGCCTTCACTAAGCTGATATCTAAAGAGTGTCCAAAGTGCCCTGTGATTGATGAAGCAATTAAACATATCCAACTGATTATCGAAGAAGAATGGTAAACTCACGCGACATAGCCGAGTTGCATCCAAAAGTCCGAGAAATGGCGGAAGCCCTGCTGATCTTATGTAAGGACAAAGGGATTGATGTTATCCTGACCAGCACCTACCGCGATAAAGAGTCTCAAGATGCATTGTACGCTCAAGGCCGCACGACTCCCGGCAAGAAGGTTACAAATGCTAAGGGTGGTCAGAGTATGCACAATTGGCGTGTAGCGTTTGACGTGGTACCAGTTATCAATGGTAAGGCCGTGTGGAACGATGATAACTTGTGGAATCGTGTAGGTGAGATTGGTGAGTCCGTAGGTCTCGAATGGGGTGGGCGTTGGTCAAAGTTCATTGACAAGCCGCACCTTCAATTTACTCAAGGACTTACGTTGGCTGACTTTAACGCAGGCAAGATGATCACATGAACGGCTTCTTAAAGTGGGCAGACAACAGACACTTTATCTCTGTTAGAGCTTTTGTCATTTACGCAACTGTTTGGATGACTTGGAAGGCCACCGAGCAAGCTTGGATATTTGCGTCGCATTCGACTCTTGATGGTATGGGGACTGCTGCTGTCGTTGCGGCTGTTACAGCACCTATAGCAGCCTTGCAAGGCTTTGTATTCCGAGATTATATTGCGAGCAAAACATAATGATGCTACTGATAGCCAACTGGAAGTACATTCTGATTGCTGCCTTGACCGCAAGCAATGTGCTGTTCTATAATATATGGCAAGTTTCCAAGGAAGACTTCACCACATACAAGACTGAAGTCCGTGTGCTTGGAGAACAAGCCGAACGCAAAGCTAAAGAAATCGAAGATCACCAACAGAAAGTTTTGGAGGATGTAACAAATGAGTGGAACAAAAAGCTACCTAAAGTCCGCGAAGACGCTGTTGCTGCTTACAAGCGTCGTTATCCTAACATCGGCCTGCGCCTCCCCACAGAAGGTGGCTGTGTCATGCCCAGAACTACCGGCGTTCCCCAAGGAGCTAATGGAACCAGCGAAGAACAAGTGGTTGTTGGAGCCGGATTCATCCAAGACTCAGCCCAAGACGCCCTAACTATTGAGATGGTGCGTAAGTGGGTTCGCGATAACAATCTTCCTGTACGCTGATGCAGTTCCTGATAGCCTTAGATCAATTACTGAATACGTTGGTCTGGATTAATGGCGATGGCTTCGGTTGGGCGGATGAAACTCTAAGCGCCCGCTTGTGGCGCTTGCATCTGCAAGACGTTCTGTCCGATAAGCCATACAAGTTTGTCGATAAGTTATTCTTTTGGGAACAAGCCCACTGCTACGACAGCTGGACATCTGAGATCAATCGTAGACATTTAGACCCTTACTACTTGACACGCTAAGAATCCTTGGGTAAAATGGTGTTTCCATTGACTCAAGGAGTTTCCTTTTATGCCTAAAAAGACCGAAGAAGTTATTGAGGATCAGCCGATTTGTCGTGATCCTGTAGTCTCTAAAGCCCTAAGCCATGCTGTTCAGATGTGTGAGCACATACTTACGGAGTGCGGAGACGACCCAGAAGTCTTAGAGAACAGTCATGTCACTGTTGGTGCAGATTTCCTCATGGATTTGATGGAGATTGTGATAGAATTCGCTTTGCGGTACGAAGGTGAGGACTTTGAGGGAATTCATGACGAACTGATTATGATGTACGAACAGCAAGCGAAACGTAAAGCAGGTTTTGGTAGTAAGACCATTCATTAAGTTTTGTAGTAACCGCAAGATTTGGCGGGGTTCGGCACGGTAGGGCAAGGTATGGGCTAAATTTAGCGTCGTTGAGATTCCAAAAGAGTCTCAACTTCAGTAAGTTTAGATAAGGATAAATATGGCAACGACTCCAGAAGGTAAGGTTAAAGACAAGGTTAAACGCTTTCTAAAGAAGCACAACATTGCTTATCGCATGATCGTCCCAAGCCCCTATGGTCGTGGAACAGGAGTTAGCGACTTCATCTGTTGGCTTAAACCGAATGCCACTGTCCTAGCCATCGAATGTAAGCGCGATGGTGACACCAAAGGTCCGACAGAGAACCAAAAGCAGTTCTTGGATGAAATTAATGCTTGCGGCGGCATCGGAGTTGTGGTAAAATGCGAAGATGATATACTACAACTTGAACAGACTCTAAAGGATCGAGGTGTCTTGTAGTATGTCTTACTCGGTTTGGTAGGGTAAGGCGAGGTGCGGTTGGGTGTTGTTAGGTTCGGCAGGGCGAGGTATGGTATGGGCTAAATTTAGCGTCGTTGGTATTAGCGATAGTATCAACTTCAGTAAGTTTAACGCCCTAAATGGAAGGATGATTGATGGCTGAAATGTTTGAAGAAGCGCCTAAGCCGCCTGTACTAACCCACTCTTGGAGTCCGGGGTTGGTTGAGGAAATAGCTCTCAACGAGTTAGCAGTTGGGGCTAAAATCATGGATGATGATGACATCTGCAAGCAGTTCGACATCACGTTAGACCAGCTAAACTACTTTAAGAATCACATCGCCTTCAAAGCGCAAGTCCGTGAGGCTATTGCTGCTGTCAAAGACTCCAACGCCACATTGAAGCGTAAGGCGCGAATGTCATTGGAATACTACGCAGACACTTATATTCCTCTGTGGCTTCAAGACCCATCGGCCTCTGTTGATAGCAAGACTAAGCTGCTACAGTTCCTAAGTAAGCTAGCTGGTATCGACGCAGCCGAAAAAGCCGCAGAAGCTGCCGCACTTGCTGAAGCCAATAAGAGTGCCGGTGTAGGGCAGAATAACACCCCACAAATTCAGATCGTACTGACTACGGCGCAACCTCAACAGGTTCCTGTTACTTTGACTGCTGAGAGGGTTGAATGACATACGACCTAACCGAAGACGAGATCGACTTAGTTAAGTCACTTACACCTTACCCTAAGTTCTATCAAGAAGAATTCGAGAACTCTTTGTCATACTTGGCTTCAATCAAAGTTGCTGCTTTCCATAACTCCGGTTGGACTAAAGGTAGCGAACATCAAGCAGCTATAAACTGGATTAAGTCGCTTCAACCTCCACGTATTAAACAATGTAAAGGATGCAATCAATGAGTAAAGAACAAGCAATCAAACTTTATCTTGAAGGTGGTCTGCGTAAGGATGCTGTTGCTGCTGAACTTGGTGTTAGTCGCAGTCAGGCTAGGGAGTGGTTGAAGGGTATCACAAAGCATGAGAATGGTGACGTACCTCTAAGCGAAGTTGCTATCCCAAAGATTCATCAAGCATCAGCACAAGAAACCCTAGACGATCTGCGTCAGATGGCTGAAGCCAATCCCGAACAAGTTATTTCACGCAACTACTATCGCGTTCATGGTAAGTATTCTGAATCAACTTGGTCACAATACTGGGGTACGTTCCACGAATTTAAACGACAAGCAGGTATAGTTCTTTCACGACAGCAACATATGCTTGAAAAGCATATTGCCAAACACGCCAGCGTAAGTCATTATCGTGAGATGAACAATGAACGTAAGTCATACGGTGATAAGTATGATAAACCAACAGATAAACGATTCAAGCAAGTCGTTGTTGCCTCAGATATGCACGATAAGAACGTCGATCCGTTTTATCTCAAAGTGTTCCTTGACACTTGCGCTAGGGTTCAACCAGATGTTATTTGTTTGGCAGGAGATATTTTTGATGCGATGGAGTTTGGACGCTACACAATTGACCCACGTCAGTGGGATGTCGTTGGTCGTATTAAGTTCGTTCATGACAACATTCTGAAGCCATTGCGCCAAGTCTGCCCTGATGCACAGATAGATTTCGTCGAAGGAAATCACGAGGTACGCTTATGCAAGCATCTAGCTGATGCTACTCCTGCCTTACGTGCTGTTCTGAGTGACCTACACGGAATGACGGTTAGTAAGCTGTTTGGACTCGATGAATTTGAGATCAACTACATTGCCAAAGGAGACTTAGCAGCTTACAACCTTGCTGATATTCATAAGGAAGTAAAAAAGTCCTACAAGAACTACTGGGATTGTTTCTTAGTTCATCATGAACCTGAAGGAGCCAACTTAGGTATGCCGGGAATCAACGGTCATCACCACAAGACTCATGTGACACCAAAGTATTCAGAACTCTATGGTGCTTACAGTTGGGTTCAGCTTGGTGGCGGCCACAAACTTGATGCGGAATATACCCACCCTAAGTGGCAACTTGGTTTCTGTGTTGTGACTGCCGATACTTTTAACAAGCAAACTGTGTTCGACGTTGCCACATTCTCTGAGAAGTTCGCTATTGTGGGAGGAAAGTTCTATGAACGCCAATAGCCCAGCAATCCGCGTAGCCAGAGCCAATCGCCTTCTAGCCGAACTAGGCCACACAGACTTCACAGAAGCCCTAAAGCAAATGGAAGAAATGCGATCTGCTTTACGGGTAATTCACACTTGGGCTAGCTTTGAGGATGGTAGCGAATTAGTGCCTGAACACGTAATCAAACTAACCACAAAGGCTTTACGGATTGATGCGTCACCTTGACATTTATAAATTCATCTGATACAATGCTGTTTTAGTAATGTTCTATGTAACAGAGATAGACCATTAAGGAGACTCCAATGGGTAAGCGAAAATGGTTTGATAAAGAAGCATCACTCGATAGCGGCGAGGTTATTCTTGCCGATGTTCAGGAATCTGAAGCGTTCACGCCGCGTGAACAAGAGGCTGTAATCGAACAGGAGTCTGCTAATGTGGAAGTTACGGTTCCAACCTCAGACAACTCCGAACCAACCCAAGCCGAGATCAAGTTTGCTAAAGGCTTTACCGGAACCCCAACTCCAGTTAGTGACTATGCCGCAGAACTTGCAAAATCCTGCGCTCGTAAGAAGTTGCTTGCAGAGTTTGAATCTGGACAATATGCTCGTGGTAGCCAATGGCACATTTACTGCAAACGATAATTATGGTTGCATTCTGTTCCTAAAGGACTAACATGAAAACCCTAGCCGCATGTCTAGCTGTTGTAGCACTAACTGGTTGTGCAAGCAACAAAGAGTTTCTTCAAACCCAACTTGACGCACAGAAGATGGCTTCTGGACACCAGAAGCCTCTTGTAGAGATTGCAGCCCAACCCGGTCAACAGATTACAAGTCTATCTGGAATTAAGGTTTATATGCCTAACCAACAACCTCAGATTCGCCAAGCCACAAACGAGTGGGCTGCTGTTGTTAGTCAGGGTCTGGGTCTGGGTGTTGTTGGAACTCTAGGTGGTATTAAGTTTGCTGGAGATGCTGCGGTAGGTCTAAGCAACTCAATTGGTAAGTATAACTCAGAGATTTCTGGTAGAGTTCAGGCTCCGGGCGTTGTGACAACCAACACTACGACAAGTTCTACTGGTGTTCTTGGTAGTGGTACCTATGGACTTGATTCAACTCATACGCCTACTGTTGTAACTCAGCCAACACCAGTTATCGTAACTCAACCCGAATCCGTTATAGTGACTACTCCTGATCCGATTATCGTAACACAACCAGCACCGGTTGTTGTTCAGTAATAGCTATGATCGTTCCCATTTTGGGTACGTTTAATGGTTCCTTCGGTCCCGGTGCAAATCCGGGTTTTGCCTTAGATGTCCGCTTTAGCGAGTCTAGGGCTTCTTTTTATTCTGTGTTACTAAGGGAGTTATGATGGCTAGACAACCTGCTAAGACCACTGCACGTGAACGTAAGAATCCTGAGAAGGAGTTCTGCAACAATCAGTTTAAGCCTATTCAAGCTAAGAACGAGATGCAGAAGAAGTATCTTAATGCCATGAAAGACTTTACGGTTGTGTTCGGTCTAGGTCCAGCCGGAACTGGCAAGTCGATTTGTAGCATGGGTTGGGCTTTAGGTGAGGTCTACGCTGGTCGTACAGACAAAATCATCATAACTCGCCCTGCCGTAGAGGTTGGTGCTGGATTAGGCTTCCTTCCGGGGACTCAGGAGGAAAAGTTTGCACCTTGGATTCAGCCACTCAAAGCAATCTCAGAGAAATGTATGGGTAAATCGCATACCGAGATGCTGATCAAGGAAGGCCGAATCGATGCTATTCCTATCCCATATTGTCGTGGTAGGTCTTGGGATGATTCGATTATCTTGGTTGACGAAGCGCAGAACGTAACACCTGCTGAAATGAAGATGCTATTAACTCGTATTGGTTATGGTAGTAAGATGATCGTGTCCGGCGACATCTCACAGAAGGATATTCAAGGTTCTTCTGGTCTTGAAGAGGCTATAGACATCATCAGCTTTATACCTCAAGTGAAGATTGTTGAGTTTAGCGTAGATGACGTTGTTCGATCTGGTATCTGCGGTGAGATTGTGCAGGCTTATTATCAGCGCGGGAGATAGCACCTTGACATCCACCAACACTTGTGATACATACCCAAGATAATATTGGAGAGTCGCTATGGCCTTTGTATTCCAACCAGACCCATCGCTTGCGGGATGCAACAGCCTGACCACTGTTGCATTTGCTGACGATTATCAAACAACTAAGTTGAATGCTGCTTGGGCGGCTCTGCTTACGGCAGACAAGGAGAAACTTCTCGCATGGAGTTCTAGGCAGCTTTCGACCCTCCAGTGGATTGGTATAAAAACTGTAGCTACTCAGGAGTTATCCTGGCCGCGTTCGTATGTTCCTATTGAGGGTGGGTACACAGGTAGTGTCGAAACTGAAGTCTACTCCACGCTATACTTTGATGCTAACACCGTCCCAAAACCAATACAAGAGGCTTGTGCAGAGTTAGCGGGGCAACTACTAGAGGGTGACTCAACAGCACCGACAGGACTAGAAGGATTTAAGGAGTTGAAAGTTGACTCAATTTCAATTGTCGTTGACCCGAAAGATCGCCTATCATGGTTTCAACCCGCCACGAAGAATTTGTGTTATAAATATCTTGTGAATTCTAGTCCAATAAACGCGCCAGTTAAGAGGGTTGGATAGTGTCACTCAAACGATCGACCATAGTAAAAGCCGTCAGTAGTGTTTTCAAGGCTCTTGGGGAAATACCAGAGTCTGTCACATATCGCAGGACTGCTTCAGCTTACAACCCTGCTACCGGAACTGTTGTAGCAACCAACACTGATTATGTTTTATCTAAGATGATCTTTACACGTTTTGAGAATTTTGAAGTGGATAAGCAATTGGTTTTAGCAAGTGACGTTAAGGCAATTATACAGCAGTCAGAATTGTCTATCATCCCTTCTACAGCGACTGACAAAGTAGTTAGAACTAGAGACGGTAAGATTTACAACATCCTTCGTGTAAGCCAAGACCCCGCTGGTGCCACTTACACTTTGCAACTAAGATCACCTAGCTAAAATGCTTAAAGTCTCCGTCAAGATTCCTGATGCTAGCTTGAAGGCTATTAAAAGAAGCATCGAAGCGAAGCTAAAGGAACGACTAGAACTTGTTGCGCTTCAAGCATACAACTACATTGTAACACATGAGTATCCATACTACTCAGGAAGCTATGCTAGTTCGTGGAACATTCAGGCAGGTACTCCAGACAAGTCATATAACCAACCATTACTTAACCGTGGCTACTACCCCGAACCAGATGTCAAGTTAGGTTTTAAAGTGAACAACGTCTACGATAAAGTGTTCATCAGCAACTATACGCCACATGCAAGGATGATTGAACTGTCTGGGTCTCCTACTCACCCTACGCCTTGGTTAATTGCTGCTGGCGCTCGTAACGCTACCGTTATGAGATATAGGTTCTTCTGAGTTCGCTTGGATTGCAAGTCGACTTATACTTGACATTTCGTTCAAAGTGTGATACACACCTATGAATGAGCCATGCTACCCTGAACCAGCTTGTAGAAACTCGATTGGCGTCTCAGTGGGGCGTCACGACTCCTATTAAGTATGAGAACGTCGAGTTTGTTCCACCTGAAGGTGCTTCGTGGATTTCTGTAGCTGTTAAGGAATCAGATTCACGGAAGATTACTTTGGGTAGCGGAGCGCAGGTTCGTAGGACTATTGGAACCATCTTCGTTGAGATATTCACTCCGGTTGGTGGTGGGTCTGGTGTGGCTAGGGGTTATGCGGATACGATTAAGGGTATCTTCAGGGATTATAGGGTTTCTGGGCTGCATACCTACGGCGATGGTGACGTGTGGGTAAAAGGCGAGGTGTATTATACAAATAGTGGTACTGGTGTTCCTGCTACGTCGCAACAATATCAAATAGTTGTAGGTATTCCGTTCCGTTATGATGTTACGGTTTAAGGCATCGGCAGCTTGGCTGCGGATAGTTGGTTTTTAAGTTGTTTCATGCTGGCGTGATGAACGCCTGATTTTTAGTTACTTTTATTTAAGGAGTTTATCAAATGTCAAGTGCTGACCTTGTAAAACATAAATATGTCGAGGAAGTTACGCTGGGTACAACACCGGCAGCGGCTCTTCGTTTGCTTAACGTAGTCTCGTCCTCAATCGACGGTCAGATTGGTACAACTGTATCCAATCAAATTAGTGCAGCACGTGTTGAGACCGACCTGATCCGTACCGAAGGTTCGACTTCTGGTGACCTTGGTATCGAGTGGTCTTATGGTGCTTATAATGATTTCATTGAGGGTGCTGTTGGTGCTGATTGGAATACGGCTTTTACTCTGACAGCTACTGACATTAGTGCGGCTACAGCAGACGACTCATTTAACAGTGTAGCCGCTGCGTGGAATACATCAACCATTCTTCCGGGTTATTGGATTAAGGTTAGTGGTTTTGCTAATGCTGCAAACAACGGCATCTTTAAAGTTGTTTCGGTTACTACTGCTAAGATCGTAGTTGCTGCAAACTTGGTTACTGAAGCTGCTGGCCCTTCCGTTACTGTTAAGGGTCAATCGATTCGTAATGGAGTTACACGCAAGAGCTACACTATTGAACGCGAGTTCAGTGATTTGTCGAACACTTTTGTATCCCACACCGGAATGGTTCCAAACACGATGAATCTTGCTGCATCCGTAGGTTCGATTGTCACTGGGTCTTTTGGTTTCAACGGCATGTCTACCACCTACGCCACATCAACTGTTGGTACTGGTGCTGATCTGTCAGCCGTATCAAATGACGTTTTTGATCCAGTTGATTCGATGGGTGATGTAGTAATCGACGGTACTGTATTTGCTGGTTGTGTGCGTTCGATTGACCTAACAACTACCAACAATACCCGCAACACCCAATGTCTCGGTAGTCTATATCCTACTAGCATTACGCTTGGAACCCTCGGTGTAACAGGAAATATCGAGATTTACTTTAACAACTACACAATGATCGAAAAGTTCCTGAATGGTACATCTATTAGCTTGTCATACAGCTTCAGTGATTCCGCAGGTAACTACTTGGTTGTTGATATGCCTAACGTGAAGTTCAATACTGGCACCTTGACGGGTATTTCCAAAAACTCCGATGTGATGACTTCCCTCAGTTTCACTGCCCTTTACGACGCAACCGCTGGCTACGCGATTCAGTTCTCCAGCCTAGCCGCATAAGTAATTTAAGTCTCAACGAACCGCCCTTCGGGGCGGTTTATTTTGACGACTTGACAACTCATTAAACTGTGTTATAATGCTAATTTATTTAAGGGTTCGTTATGAAGGGTGTATACTGTATTAAACACATAGATTCTGGTAGGATGTACATTGGTAGTTCCGATGATATTTATAGGAGACTACAAGAACACACATCAGCATTAAATAGATCAAAGGAATTTAAAACTAGGCATCACAACAAATACTTACAAAACGCGTGGGATAAGTACGGTGAAGATTCTTTCAGTGTTTCTGTAATTCTTGAGATGAATGATAATTCCACCATCGATGAAATAAGAGAACAAGAACAAAAACTAATAGAATTATACTGGGATTCTGGAATTTTGTTCAACTTAACAAAGACAGCTAAGAGTCCATTAGATGATCCGAATGTTAAAGAAGCACGTAAGAAAGCACACGCCGAATACTACTCTAAACCGGAAAACATAGAAAAAGTTAGGCGTATGTTCGCTTCGTTCAGAGAAGACCCCATCATGTACCAAAAGATGCTAGACAACCATAGAAAAACAATTGATACTCCAACACATAGGAAGATGTTATCAGATAACCAAAAACAAGTCGCTAGTAGACCGGGATACAAAGAACACCATTCAGAAAGACTGAAACAAAAGTGGGCAACTGACGAAGTGTTTAGGACTTCAGTTCTAGCAGCATTGGAGAAAGGTCGTGCGTCACCTACAATCAAAGAAAACCGTTCTAAGGGTGTCTCAAAAGAGATGAAAAGACGTTGGTCTGAAGATCAGGAGTTTATTGATAAAATGAACAAAGGTAAGTATGTGTGGAGCAATAAACCAGTAAGAAGGTTGGATACCGGGGAAGAGTTTCCAAGCACAAAGATAGCATCGGAGTCTGTTGGACTTAATCGGGCAGCAGTGTCCTGTGCAATAAATCGTGGTACTCGTTGTGCAGGAACCTACTGGCAATACGTAAAGAAGGAAAACACTTGACATTCCGTAAAATCCCAGTTATGCTTCTATTTCCGATTTATGTGATCGGGCGATATTTCATCCACTACAAGGAGCATTACATGAAGCTGTCAAAAATCAAGAAGGACACCGTAGCCGCTGAAACTGGTGTATGGATCAACAAAGTCCTAGACGATCTTGATGTCAAAATCTGTTCAGCCGGTAACACGAAGTATCTGAACCTTCTGCGCCAACTGATGAAACCTTACCAACGCAGCTACAAGTCAATGGACGACTCGGTATTCCTTGAGATTCAGAACAAGGCTATCTCCAAGCACATCCTAGTCGATTGGCGTAATCTGCAAGATGACGAAGGCAACGAGATTCCTTATAGCTCTGATAAGGCTTACGAACTCCTGCAAGACCCTGAGAATGAAGAGTTCCGTAAGCTGGTCATCAGCCTGTCTGAAGAGTCGGAGGTGTTCCGCAAGGAAGCCCTTGAGGGTCTAGCGGGAAACTAAGCGGCTACGTTAGGTGGTCTTTCGATTACGGCAAGGATATTGAGTTTTATGAGAAGCAACATGAAGCCAATAAACACAAGCCTGATTGGAAGGCCCCTTCAGCACTAACGAGCCGCCCTGAGCTAGAACCTTGGGAAGCAACCTACATTCAGGACTTTTACACGCTTAGTTCATCTAGGCAACAAGGAATGAGTGTAGGTGCTATCCCGGTTAGCGAGATTCTGAAGTACGCTGAACATTTTGAGATACCCGACTCTCAGGACTTTTTATATATCATTCAGTCCATTGACAACGCATACCTTGAAAAAGTCACAGAGAAGCAGGCTCAAGAACAAGCAGCGTCAAAGAACTCTAAAGGCAACAAGACGGTTCGTGGTGTGAATGATAGGAAGGCTAAGAAATGACAAAACAAGAGTTCGTTGCCGTAATGCGGGAGTACGCTTACCACATTCCTGAGACAGAAAACTTCAACCAAGCGATGATGTCGATTCTAGCTGAGATGGCTGAACGAATCGCTAAAAAGGAGAACAAATGTGAAAGTTGAAATCACTGAAACAATCCAAGAAGGCAAGAAACGCTTCAAGTGGCCTTGGGATAGTCTTGAAGAAGTTGGTGAGTTCTTTGTAGTCAAGGAACCAGTCAATGTCCGTAATGGTCGTCAATCAGTCCATCAGAAGAACCTGAAACTCGGTAAGAAGGTGTTTGCGGGGTCTAAGGTTGACGGTGGGTTTAGGGTTGAACGAGTGATGTAGGCTTGCTTTGATTGCAAGTAGACCTAATCAGCCCGCCTAAAGCGGGCTTTTCTTACCTTGACATCCGACACCAACTGTGATACATCCTTTGTATTGAGCAGAATTGCGTCCGAGGTGTATAATGGCTGAAAACTCCCTCCCGATAAGCATAGAAGTTTCCGTTGATGAGTCATCGGTTCAGCGGTCGTTCGCTCAGATTAAACAGAAAGCTGAATCAGAAGGTCGTAAAGTAGGGCAATCACTAAGTAGCCTTATAACAGAGGCTACTAACTTTGACAAAATGAAATCTGGTTTGTCAGAGATGGAACGTGCAATGAAGCAGATAAAATCTGCCGGGAAATCAGCGGCAGATGAGATGAAATCTCAGTGGGCTTCACTAAACTCAGCGTTTGATGCGCATGCCTCTTCGCAGAAAGCTACTTCGGCTGCATTAGCTAAGTATAAAGCAGATCAAGCTAAGTTGGTTGCCGACAGAGAGAAGGCGGAGTGGGCTTCACTAAACTCAGCGTTTGATGCGCATGCCTCTTCGCAGAAAGCTACTTCGGCTGCATTAGCTAAGTAT